AAAGCGACAGGTGCACCGACAAATGCTGCAATTGTAGTTACGAGCGTTCCGATAGCACCACCGAAACTCATAATCCAACCAACTACAGTTGTCACAACACCTATTATCGAACCGATTCCTGATATTAAAGGGCCTATTATTAAGAGTAACGGGCCTAAAGCACCTACAATAGCTATTATTACACCAATAGTTTTTTGAGTTTCTGGGGATAAACTACTGAATGCATCGGTAAGCGATTTAAGAGCATCAGCTACAACTGGTAATGTTTGTTCTGCAAGTTCAAGGAATACTTTACCTAGAGGTTCGAAAGCCTTTTGCAATTCACGGTAAAGCGCTTTTGCTCTTTGTCCGAACGTGTCTTCTTGAATTTTTTGTAACTCTTTCATTCTTCCAGCTGTATTATCTAATTCGCCATTTGTTTCCGTCAGGCTGTAAACAGCTTCATTTCCCAGATCTTCGAATTTTGTTCCAAAAATACCTACGCCAAGTTGTGTAGCTGTTACTTGATCGTCCATACCTCTTAATTCACTAATAACAGCTTTGAACACATCGGCAGCAGGACGTTTACCAGCTTCAAACTCTTTCCATAAGTTTTGCGTTTCTTTTGACATTCCGCCCATCGCATCAGTTGTAGCTTTCGATCCATCTTGAATACGAATGCCGAATTCTTTAACTAGGTCGTTCACATAATCTAAATTGTAAGCCCCTGCATCCAAACCGTTCTTTAGAATGTTTAACATTTCACCAGAAGTGAATCCAGCCTGTTTGAATAACGGCGTGTATTCCGCTAAGTTATCCGTAAATTCACCTGATTTATCAAGTCCAGCTTGCATACCAGCCGTAATAACATCTAAGGCTTCTTGTCCTGTCATTCCATATTGTGTCATTAATGAAGATGCACCACGAGTTGTTTCGTTCAAATCTACATCGAAAGTTTTGGATAACGCCAGAACACCTTCTGTAACGCTTTGCATTTCATCAAGAGGAACATCCTTCATATTCTGCCATACTTTCATTACAGCCGTATCTACTTCTTGTAAGTTTTCTCCCCAACCTTTAATGAATACATCTTCAGCTACTTTACCAACATTCTCCGCACCTTTAGCGGTTAATCCTAATGATGCTTGAATTTGCTTTTGAGATGTATCGAAATCAGCAGCCCATTTACCTGTAATACCCATAACGCCAGCTACAGCAGGTGTAACAGTGGAAGATAACTTTTCGCCAATCTCTTTAGTTGAATTCCCGACTTCTTTAAGTTTATTAGCGGTCTTTTCGGCTACATTCGCTTGTTCTTTTAAAGATGAATTAGTTTGTTCAACTTCATTTTTTAAATGCATTTCAGCAGTTCTAGCTTCATTTAACTTTGTTTCTAATTTGTTAACTTCCGCTGAATTCGAACCGTATGCACTTTTTGCAGTATCTAGTTGTTGTTCTAGGTTTTTAACTGATCGCGCACTCAATTCTAGTTGTTGTTGTAAATGCCTTTGTTTCACGCCTAACTTTTCAGATTCAGAAATGCTATCACCTAACGCGACACGTTCCTCTTCTAAAGCTGATTTCAATTTATTAGTTTCTGTCGCCAATAACGCTTCTGCTCTTTGTAATTCACTTAACTTTTGTTTAGACTTCGTAGATTCACTATTTCGTTCTGCTTCAGCTTGCTTAGCTCGATCTAATGATTGTGTCGTCAATTGGATCTTGTTTGACATTTCAGCTTCGGCAATTTGAGCTTTTCTCATCGATTCTTCAAGCTTTTTTACTTCTGTAGAGTTTTCTCCCCACACTTGCTTTGCTCTTTGTAATTGTTGTGCCGTTTCTTGAGTCTTCCGTTTGGCTAGTTCGTATTGTTTCTCAAGTGTGGATAGAGAAGATGCGTGTTTATCAACTTCCGAACTGCTTAATTTCATTTGAGTTTGCGTTAATTTCAACTCTTGATTTAAAACTCTATTCTCCCTATTAATATCAGATATATTTTTCTTATAATCGGAAGTATCAGCCCTAAACTTTATTACTGTTTCTTTTGAAGGTCCAGCCACTATTTTTCACTCCCCTTCTCTTGAAGGTAAGCTTTCCAACCTTCGTAAGCACTCTTATTTTCGGCTATCCTTTGAACATCCCTTAAAGGTAGATGCCAGAAAGTTTTTTCCGGGATTTCAAAAATAAATACGTAGAGACTATATAAGTCCACTACGCATTCGATTTCAAATTCTGGAAGCTTTAAGCCTTTTTTCCGGCTTGTTTTTGAAAGTTACCAGCCATCTTGTTTTTGCCTTTCTGTTTACCTAATACAGTGCCGAAAATTTCAAGCGCTTCTGTCATGTCAACTTCGTATTGTTTCATGAATGATTCGAAATCTAAGTAATCGTTTGGGTTTGCTTGACGATAAGACGCGTAAACAACACGGATTGAATCCAATAAATCCATACTTCGTTCGTTGCCAGTAGTCAATAAAGTGCTTAAAAATGATTTGCTAATGATACTCTCTTTTTCTAGATTGAATAATGTCCATGCAGTTAAGTTTGGGTTTACCTTTACTTCTTGCGTTTCTTGCGTTTCTGGATTTGTTAATGTAATAGTTTCTAACATAATAAATCTCTCCTTTTAGACAAAATTAAAGAGCGCTAACTAGAGCGCCCTATATAGTAATTTCATATTTTTTATTACGGAGTAACCGTCTTTTGTAGTTCAGCAGGATCGAACTTAGTTAACCATTTCGTTTGAACGTCTGTCGGTAAGTTAATACCCTCATAATAGAATTTTCCATAAGTATCTGGTAAAGCAGTAATTTCTAATTCGAATTCCGCTAATTCATCAGCTCCGTTTTCAATACTCTTAACGAATCCAGTAGCAGCAGAACATGCAGGGAACGCAATCAAACGGTTGTTTTCTTCAAATGTGTCGTATTCTTCAGCGACAAACGCGAAATCTTTACCCACACTGTCGATGCCGTAAGAGTAAACATTATCAATCAAACCTTCATTTTTAAGTCCGAAAATGTCACGGGCAACTTTCAGTTCCATATGACCCGAAATTTTAACCGTTACTTGTGTTGGTTTAGATTTTTTCTTTTTAGTTACACCGCCGCAAATTTTTGCGATTGATTTGATTTCCGTTTCTGCATCTAACTTACCGATACATCCGAAAGGGCTTGTTACTGATTCGCCTTTAAAAAGTACACTTGCATTTTTAATCTCGACGGCATCAAATACGTCAATAGTAGTTGTAGGCATTTAATTTCCTCCTAAAGTTTTATTAATTTCTTCTATTAAGGCCTTGTTAAGCTCTTCAACAGATTTGTTTGTTTCTCTATCCACACCGTGCTCCATAAACAATTCAGGAGAGTTTTTTTTACTATTCCCAACCGCTAAATCCGGGAAAACTAAATACGCATATTTAGCATTCGGTTTTAGGGTTAATGTTAAGTTTTCCTTTAAAGTCCCTTGAATGGACTTAGATAATTTGGCGTGGGGTTTCTTTCTATCTGAAATCGGTATTAAACCTAGGATAGACTTTTGCATAATAGGTGATATTTTCTTTTTTAACTCTTCATTAATGATCTTCTCTGCAACGTTTGGCAATCGCTCAATATTTCTTTGATAGGCTTCAAATTGTGACGAATTAACACTAAACTTAGCAGACAATTTTGATGTTCCTCGTCAATTCAAATGTGAGTACGTCCACAAAGAATTCAGTATCTTTCTTTTTCATCTTGTCTTTGAGCGATTTATTGCAGGTATGACCAGTTTTAGCAAGGTTACTCATGAATTCTAATTGTAGGATGTCCAAGTCTTCTCTATTTTCCGAGAAGAAATAAACAGTAACTTCTTGGTTGTAATTTGTAGCGCCTGTTCTTTCAAATCCGCCAGTCTCAAACACAACATGATTGATTTTGAATAGATTAGCTTCATCTTCTTGCACAACGTCCTGGTAAACTTGAGCTCCACTGAAGAATGATTCTAAGTGCTCAACCAGTTTGACATTATACTTCTCAATCAGTTCGTTCAGCGTCATCAAGACCACCTACCTTTTGTAAATATAAATACATACTGTTTTTAAAACGATCAGCTTTAATGATGCTGTAAGAAACGCCACGCAATTTGAGAGTTAGGCTATCCACATCTTTTTTCTTAAATACAGGAGCATACAACGTCTCAATCTTCATATCTAACTGTTTCCCCACACTATTCACTAGTTGTATATCAATCTCACGACACGAAAGTTCTGCAAATCTAAGTTTGATAATCTCGACATTTTCATATCCAATTACTTTCTTAGTGGCATTTCGAATGGTTTTCTTCTCCATAACACTAACAAACCCATCATTGTAAGTTTTTCTGTGCCGTTCGATTGCCATTACACTTCCCTCTCTTTTAAGGCAGCGTGTAAAATCAGTCGTGATAATGGTTGATAAAAGTTAGATTCATATTGATCGAGAGCGTTATTATACTCGTATCGGATGCGGTTTATAACTAACTCACGTGCGGACAAGTTGACTTTCAGATCAAGTTCAACGCCTACTAAATCATTGATATAGTAAACGGAACGATCTATCAGCTTTATGATGTTATTATCTTCCTCGTCCCACGTAATCGCTAGTGCTTCTTTTACATCATCAAGCAAATCGAAAGGCGATACTAAAACCGCCTTTGATTGCTCATTTTCCATATGTTATCACCTCTTATTTAGAAGCTGGTGGCGTTACTGGCGTGTTTGGATCAACTAAACCAGAAATATCGTAAACTAAGAATGAATCATTACGATCAGCGCGACCGTTAGCGTACATTTTAGCGATGTATAAATCTTCGTCTTCGATAGCACGAGTTTGGTCGTACACATCTAAACGTTGTGCTCCACCTAATCCTAAGAAGTAGTCTTTCGCCATACCTACAACCATTTTTCCTTTTGGAACAGCGTGAGATTTAACGATTGAACCAGGAATCGGAAGAACATTGTAAGCGTAAGTTCCATCCGCATTAGGACGTGTAGTGTAACCATAAATTTTAGCCCAGTAATCAACTGGATTTACAATAAGCATTACATTGTCAGGATTTCGTTTACCGTCACGAGTAAGTAACGCCATGATGTTTCCTAGTGTGTAAGGAGAAAGGTCTTTTAACACAGCAGTTACAGCTTTATCAGCGTTTTCGCCGTTAGCAACTGTCAATAAATCTTTCATCATACCGATAGGTTGATCTTTACCAGTACCGCGAACGATAGCTAGTTCTAAAGCGATTTTTAAAGACTCAACTAATACAGTGCGAACATAACGGTCTAACCAAGTTGGCCCTAAATCAAGCATCGCCTTACAAACTGGCATAAATGCAGATAATTTATATTGGCTGATATTAATCGTTTCGAAACCTTGGTCTAAAAGTTCTTTATGAGCTGCACATAATTTTCCCCAGAACGCCGTTTGGATATCACCTTTTTTAAGGATCCATTCTGTTAAAGCTCCTACGTTAACGAAGTTGATCTTAGATAGTAATTCGTGAGATTGAACTAAGTCTTCAAATACTCGTTCGATAACAGTTGGTGGTACTAATGCTTCAGTTCCAGCGAATGAGTTACCAGCGATTACTTGGTTGTAATATTTTGTTTCTTGACTAGTTAAAGCACGACCTCCACGAGCAGCTAATACAGCCTGATCACTAGATTGAACAGATGCTTGAGCTAAAATTTCATTTTGAATACCTTGTGCGAATTGTACTAAAGCGTTATCTACTTGTTCAGGTGTCCCCGACGCTAAAACCTCGCTTAAATTCTTTTTATTGTCAATTTTCGTTTCTAAATCTTTACCCATTGTAAAGTACCTCCTATAGTTTGATAGATTTTAATAATGAAGCCATAAAGTTTGCTGATTTCTCAGCGTTTTGAATACGTTTGTCACCTTCGTTTTCGATAGGTGCTTCTTCTTCAGGTTTTAATTTTTCTTCTTTGCTGTCCACACTTTTCTCTGCATCAGCAATCTCATCGCATAAGCCATAAGATAACGTTTTTTCAGCAGTCATGTAAGTTTCGTTATCGAGTAACGCTTCTAATTCAAAAAATTCACCATTAAAACGGTTTCTGTACGTTTGAATCAAAGCATCATCGACATCACGTAACATTTTAGCTTGCTTATCTAAATAGTCAGCGTTACCGTATGCGTACGTAGAAGCCTTGTGAACCATCATAGTTGCATTTGAAGGCATAACTATTTTATCGGCGCCCATCGCTATTAATGAGGCGGCTGAAGCGGCTATACCATCAACGACAACTGTTATATGTGCTTTGTGGTTTCGTAGATAGTTGCAAATTGCAATACCTTCGAATGCATCACCGCCATTTGAATTGATGTGAATTTCGATTTCATCAGCATCGATATTGTCGAACATTTCACGAGTATTTTTAGTGTTAATGTCGCCGAACCATCCATCACCAACAACGCCGTACATATAAGCCACAGCTTTCTTACTCTCAGGTTGTCTGTCCATCATTAGGAACTTTGGTTGAATCTTTTCCATTTCCATCATTTTCACCCCCTTCCATAGTTCCGCTTATCCTTGCTCTCTCATAATTCTTAGTGACATAACGTTCATCAGCCCAATCTTCTTTTATTTGTTCTTTTCCTAATCGTTCTAATACATCGTTTATGCTCATACCACCGACCGCAAATAACTTGTCAACTGAATTAGCAAACTTAGTAAGATCGAACAATTTGAAGTTGTCCATGCTGAATTTAACGTATGTTTTATTTAAATATTCATCACGTGTAAACATTTTTTTGTTGTATTCATTTGCAATCATGTCACCGATGGGACGAACCGCGAAAAGTATGAAATTGTCAAGGTCACCTTGTTGTTCTTTCGAGCCTGGGTCCGGTATTCCACTTAATAATGATGGTGGAATGTGGAAAGCAGAAGCCACGAAATCTAGCATATCTTTAGCGAGATTTTTAATGTCTCTAGTATCTAGATTGCGAGGATCTTTACTTTGGTCTTCCATTTGGACGTTATCGGGTAGGAAAAGGACTGACGCTATTTTCTCTGGGTCCATATAGTCTTTCATTTTTTCTTCAAACAGTTCTTGAGCAGCTTTACCATCTTTATCTGTTAAGGAATTCATGAATCGTCCCTTGAATAGATATCTTTTTCTACCGTTACCACGATAGTCAGACAATGCTTTCGCAAGCAATAACCCATACGAGTTATAAAGACTGTCAATAACACTGTTTATCGATTCTTCGGAAAGACTCAAGTACAGAACGTCTTCTCCTCTAAATGGTGTAGTTAATAAGTTGTTATTAACCGAAATATTTTTATAAATATACTCATTAAAACCATTCGTAGTTTCACGATGAAACGATTCTGCTACCCACATCTCTTCTCCAATAGGTAGAATTAACGCTTCATTTTCGTAAATTAACTGATGAACAACCTTACACCAAAACTCATGAGCATTTTCGTTCTTATTTGGCGCTACATTCAGTTGATAGTAGTTCACACTTCTCTTTAACTTACCGTTTCGATAAGATTCAAAGTCACAAGCTACTAAACTACGAGCAATTAAACCAATAGCAGCGTTGACATACAGTTTTTTATAAGCAATTTCAGCTTTAAGTGTCATTACGCTACAATCAACATCTGGAGTTGTCCCACTATCACTTGTACCTAAAACAAAATTAAAAAGATTACGAATACCCATTTTTTCACCCCCTTTCTTAGAATGACCATACGTGCATATCGTTTAAATCGACTGCATAGTCTTCAAGATCACCATCGAAATTGAGGGCGTGTGTGAATGCAAAAAACCCGTCAGTTTTTCTTTTGACAGGGTCGATTTTTTTATATTCTTTTGAGCCATTTCCTAGTTCGTCCACATAGATATTTCCACAGTACCAACGCATAACAGGATCATCGTGAAAAACAATATTATGATTGATGAATAAATGTTGGATTAACGGGTCTAACATCGCGTGGATATACGGACCGCGTCGCACTACCTCAACTCTTTCGTTAAAACCAGCTTCTTCTAATAAAGGTTTCAAGACTACAGATCTGAATTTATCAATCGCGATACGCTTAATATCGTATGTTTTCGCTTTTTCTAAAAACCAATTGATAACACGTTTGGGCTCGATTTCTTTATCGTAGACGATGGTGAAGAGTCCTTTTTCCACACCAATATCAATAATATCTTGATTAATATCCTGCATTTTCAACGCCTGATGCCATATGAAAGTGTGGTGAATCCAATAGCGCTTTCCTTCTCGTTTAAATAGCAAACCGACGCTGCAGAAGTCGCGTAATTCTGCGTAATCCACACCACCAATACATTCATATTTGTGTAAATCATCAGGCAAAGGTTGATCTGTTGCAAGAAGATCCTCATAGGTAGCAATCTTGTGTTGAAACAACTGTTTAGGAATATTCATCCTTTTTGTCATAAACTCAACATGCATCGGGATGTTCGTCTGACAATCGGCCCATTCTTCTTTCATCGTTTCGAATAGTTCCGTGTTATCTCTAATAGAAGGATTAGCTTTTTCCCAGTTTGCAATATCTTCGACTTCTTCTTCGGAATCTAATTTGCAGATGAAGGGGAATAACTTACTATTTTCAACTTCACCACTTAAAACCATTCGCGCCTTTTCTTTCATGTCGTCTAAAACACCACCACGAACGTATCCGTCTGTGGTTAAATAGAAAGTTCGACCGTCTTTTACTTTACCTAAAGCCGAACGAAATACTTTTATAGAAGCATAATCTTCATATTCATGAATTTCATCGAACCAAACCGCGCCAGGTCTTAAACCATCTTTCGTTCTAGCGTTCGAAGTATTGTATTTGATGTGAGATTTATTTCTTTTGTGTTCAATTATCACTTTAGTTGTATTAAATGACTTCTTTAAAACACTATTTTTAGGGTGTTCAATTACATTTCGAACGTCCTGGAATGTAGTTTTTGCTTGTTGTTCTGAAGTGGCAACCCATTCGACATGATAATTATCAATTCCGAACTGTTTCGAAGTCGTATAGAAGTTATGATATCCACCATAACCATTTTTCCCGCCACCACGACCCATTAAGATTAAAAATTGATTCCAAACCAAACGATCAGTATCTTTATATCGAACTCCATATACACAAGCGTTTACAAATTTTTGCCAAGCGTAAAGTTTGAAAGGGAAATACGGCTCTGGAACTTTAACACTATCTTCAATTGCTTTTGCATCAATATAAACATTTGGATCATCTAAAGTTTTTTTGACTAGGGCTACAAGTTGTTTCTGTTCATTACAAGTCCTAACGAGTCCGCTTTCCACACTGTCTATATACTCATCAATGTACGGGTGATATTTATAAAGAAGATTAGACTTCTGCATCATCGTCATCATCCTCACTTACCGATTTAAGCCCAAGTTCATTAAGAATCTTTAACATTTGTGTATTAGTCTTATTCAACTCGTTAATGCTATCGTTTTTCTTCATAAATCCATTAGCACCTAGTACAGATACACCACGTTCTTCAATATCAGCAATCAAATTGTTTTTGATATCCCACATTGCCATGTAATCTTCGACCAAATCAAGAAAATGTCCGTGAATGACACCGTTTGACCTCATTTGACCTAGTAAGTCATCACGGATCTTATCTCGTAAATTAGTATGTTCTTTTAATGCTTCTTTCCAATGTCGCTTACGCCACGTATCACGGACAGTAGTTTCAGCAACGCCGTATTTTATAGCAATATCAGCGTATGACATGCCATTTTTATAATCTTCAAAAGCCAATTCATAGTTTTTTTTCTTGATTGTCACGGTATCACCACACTTTCATTAATTAATTTAGAAGACAAGATAACATGTTTTTTTGCTCTTTTTTCTGTTTCACGCGCGGAAAGCAAAAAATAAAAAGACAAATCTCCCCCCCGCGTTGCCTGGTCCCCCAGCAAAATTGTTTCTATATTTTAACCGGGGGGGTGTCTTGGGAAATTTATTTTAAATTATTTAATAGCTAAACCAAAAAACTTATCAGCATAATCAATCACTAAGTTAGCTTCTTGTAATGTTAGATTTAAATATTGTTCTAACCAATGCTCTTTAAGACTAGCCTTTACAGTTTGTAAAGATGTCTTCTCACATGCTCTTGGATTACATATGTGACGTATCTGTTTGTATGTTGTGTAGATGTCACGTTGAAACTGTTTGTATATCTCAACGTACTTCTCTCTATACTCAGACTCTCCGACTATCATCATCTTGTTAATGAGTAATAAATCATATGTGTTACCTTGCACCATTAATATGTCCACACTTACCACCTCTCTTCATCTACTATCGTGCAGCGCTTCTTCACTATGTTCTTCTCTTTGCCATGCTCTTTGTTATGGCATTGAATACATAACGTTTCTAGGTTGCTTAATGTATAAGCTAAGTCTGGTCTGTCCCTCAACTCCTTGATATGATGGACGTTACGGCCTTTGCTATACTTACCTTTACGCTTGCACTCCTGACATTCGTTGTTGTCTCTCTCTAATGCTTTAATTCTAATGTTCCTTCTCCAATAATGATGCTTATAGAATTTAATGATATTATCTTGCTCATATAGTTTATTAATCTCTTGTATTGTTAGAGGTTGCATGAACTATCCTCACCCCTTATCAATCTAATTCCTTTACTTCCTTCGCCTTAATGAACTGAATCATGATTAGCAAGCAAAGTGTAAATCCTGCACCATACCCAATAAAGAAGCTTAACCACGTCATTACATCACCTCTTCGTTCAAAAGAATCTTATTTATAAAATAAAAAAAGCAGCTGATTCGCTACTTTTACAGAATAACTTTAAATTTTTCATACTCTTCTTTAGAAATAGATTGAAAACTAATTATTATATAGTTTACATCCCCTTGCCATTTCACTCGTTCATACCACTCCAATGGATGTTCATTTACAACAATGTGCCCTGGAGTCCAACTCACATTGAATTTAGCGTTTTCCCACATATAAGAAATAAAATAGAAATTCTCATTCATAGTTGCTCCTCCTTTTCTTAAGGATAACACAAAATAAAAGCACCCGAATGAATGCTATAGTTTAATTAATTCACTTTAAATCAATATCGATATCATAATAAATTAGTAAAAATATATGTATAGGTAAATAGAGAAGAATATAGCCTTCTTACAGAAAGATAGATATCTATATTCATTTCTAATTACCTAACAAAGAATGTATACATTACTGTCTATACATATCATTTATAAATATAGTCCGGTACGTGATATTTTAATATTTTTATTTGAGATGAAGGTACAGTGCTAATCTACTGACCAAAGATAAGGGTACGGCTCATTGTCCTCGTCGTGAGGAAATGCGTCCATCTCTGCGCATTCTAATATTTATAAAAAAGGACAACCGTTTCGTTCAGTTGCCCTTTCGTTAATTCTTTATACTATTACTATAACCTCTTTTTGCAATAGTTAACATGAACTGAAGTGAACTTAATGTTTTGTTAACTTAGCTTTTGAGCATATTCAATCATACGCTTTATTTGCGAATGTTTATTATAGATATAACGCGGACTGTAATCTAACTCTTCAGCAAGCTTTTCCAATGTCTTGCCCTCCACATACTTACCATACATAATCTTGTGTTCCAATCCGTGAAACGTACTAATTACCTTTTTGAAATCAAACATGTCGTTCATCTTATGAGCTAAATCATGTTCACGTACAGCGATACGATCTTCAAGTTTCGCTCCTTCTGATTCATTAGTTAATCGTACTTCTTGTAAGTCACCATACACCCAGCGTTTTAATTCTCGTTTACTTCTATCTAAATCACTTTCTAAGTAGATAATTTCATCTTCTAATTTATGATAATCTTTTAACCATTCTAGCAATGTATGATCACCTCTCTTATTTTAGGATGCCTGCTTGTACAAAAATGTTTCTCCATGCTGTTTCAACACGATATCTTTCAACTGATTTACCTCTACGAGCGATTGCTTTCCTAACTTTACGTTTTTTATGCTTTTTCATCGTTTTTCCCCCTTGTAGTTTCACCTCAAACCGATGAATCATTTTATACACTGTTTTTACACGTTTTTAGACGTTTTAATGTCCACATGACCAATTGCATTCGGAATTAATTTAAACGTTTAATTTCCTTATTATATAGAGCCGTTTTTTCGTGAGAAATGAAAATTTTAAATTTAGGCTCAGGTTCACTGTGAACCTAACCTCACTTTCTTCTAAAAGGATTATTTCGTTAAAAAATTAATAATTTCCATCTGTAAATAGAAAGTAAGCTAAACTATCCGCATGCCCACTATAAATGAAGTCAGACAACTCTTCGTATTCCCTATAAAAACTACCTTCTCTATATGACGACTCAATTAGCCAAAGCAACTTCTTTACAAATCGTTCTGCATGATTTTCGCTATCGAAACTGTATTCATCGTTAAGTACAAACACTTCTCTAACAGTCTGCAAGTTTTTAATCACACTTAACATATCCATTCCCCTTTTCTACAAAATGAAATTTTTATACCATTTAATTTACTTTCATTGTATTTATTTGGATAATTGTGATACTATATATCTATAAAGTCATTAATTTGACTTTACCCTTATACAATGAGTCATGAGCCTTCACAACTCATGGCTCTTTTTCATTCCCCTTTTCGATTAAAATAACGCTTTGGTTTAGTTTTCAATAGTTAGGTTAATAGCTCCAGCTTTATCCAAGTTTATTAATAAATTCTCTGTAACCACTTTCCCAATCTCGTCGGATACATTTCCAATAACAGTTCCATCTACAAAAATACGTAAACTTCCACAAGTGTTTTCTATCTTTACATCTTTCATATTTCACAGCTCCTTTTTTAATAAAATTCAAATTTGGTCTTACTTCATATCCACTCGTTTTTTACTGTCTTCCTCACTAAATCCATTCGGGAATCGCTTCATTAACTTATGAATGTTCTTCTCTGCGATCTCATTTAAATCAAGATGGTGAGTTTCTGCTAATGCTGCCAGGTACCAAAGTACATCACCTAACTCCTTCTCAACCTCGTCTTCATTTAAATTGTGGCCATGATATACCGCCTTCTTAATATGGTCTGTAACTTCACCAGCTTCTCCACATAATCCCATAGCATAGTTTGTAGCGTTCTCCTCGTACGTTCTTCCTGCTGCAAATGTTCTTGTAACTGCTGTTTGATATTCTTTAAAATTCATCTTTATCCGCTCCTTATAAGTAACTTTTCAATTTCTCTTTCTGTTTCTTTAACTCTTCCAATGCTTTCTCTGTTTTTCGTTTCTCACTATTCAATCCGTTCAAATGATATTGCTTCCTGTAAATCTCGCTTTCTACTGATTCAAGCTCACCTTCCACCTGTATTTTGGTTTCTTTCTTCATGCAATCCCTCCTATAACCCAAGTTCTTCTGCAAATTCACCAAACTCAAATCCCACAAGTGCCTTACCATTCGGGAATACCGTTACTGGTGCCGCACTATATCCGTACTTATCAAATTCCTTCTTATACTCTGCTTTTTCTTCTATGTTTCGAGTTTCAAATGCTACTCCTGCAGCATTTAGGGCCCATTTAACTTGATTGCAATTTGGGCATGAATTTTTCGTATAAACAATGATCTTAGTTGCCATTCTTATTACCTCTTTCCGCTTCTTGTTTTCTGTAAAACTCCTCAATCGCTTCTTCCCAATACGTGTAGTTACAGCTTGTTACGTTCATTGTTTTGCTCCTTCTTCATCATTTAAAACACCACATTCTTCTAAAAGATAATTCTTATGTCGTTCGAAACCTGGTCTATTAACAGCAATTCTTCGCTTAGCTTTTTCAATCACATACTTCTCTTTAAACGACCTTGCAACGCAAACACCTGAACTTACTTCCGAGGCACAAAACATACATAAATACTTATCAAAATGGACGAAAAGCTTTATACCTTCATGTTCACCAACGTATTTCCCTTTAACTTCAGCGAAAGTAATAATCCACCCATGATCATAAGGAATTACAAATGTTTTCGGTTTCGCACCCGCTAATAATTGAGTTACTTCGTAAGTCCCATGCTGTGTATTTTTCATCATTTTTCCTCCTTGTATTTAGATAAGATAGTCATTAATGCAATTGCCGTCCCTTCATTCGCAATCCATTTCCCCCTGTAGAAACCAGCAAGTCCTAAATCTTCAGCTTCGTAAGCCTTATCAGCTTCTTTTCTGTTTTCCACTGCCGATTGTTGCAACTGTTCGATATACTCTTCAATCGCTTCTCTCATTCTCTCCATCTCCTTTTATCAACTCGAATAACTCCAACTCACTCATTTCATAAAGCTGACGTCCTGTATCTTCTTCTTTGTAAATTCCCTTATGTATCAGGACATCGATGTAAATTTGTTTCCTGTCCATTGCTTCTCCTTAGGTAAATTTAGGGTTATTCCTGTGTATCAATTCTTTCTCGAGGTAATACTTTTCGAGTCTTAAATAATTTTCTTCCCTTTGAGACAATTCTTTATTTTTAAGCTTTTTAATAACCTCATAGCGTTCCCTTACAAGCTCTTGTCTCTTCATCGGCTTATCCTCCTAGCTTAGAAAATACCTGTTTTAAGATAATGTCTAGCTTGATAATAAAAATGATGATAAATCCAATTACCACTGAATTTATTATCCAAATACACAATTTCAAAGCCGTATTTTGCTTTAAATGTGTTTAGTCTGCCTAGTAATGCTAAAGGGTTATATTTTGAACGATACTTACCTTGTAGCATCTTCTCATATCCATGTAGGTCCTCCACAATTAGAGTGAATGGAATATCTTTTGAACGAATCAATTCATTCTCGAAAGCCGTTTGCGTATCTTTTTGTAAGTTCCCTGTGATCTCATCCATGTGGGCTTTTCGTTCTACTCGGCTATCTAAGTAGATATCACGAGGAATGCCTAACTCTTCATTTTTTGGAATCATACAACCGTAATCACCGGTATCTAATTTTTGATTTTTAATCGGTATCCCCTTTTGATGTAAGTAATCACGAATATGTTGATTCTGTTGTTCTCTTGTATCGATAACAATCGTAAGTGTTTTAAGGATTTTTTCTATTTCTTTGTCCGTATAATGGAAACGAATCATTTTGATTCCTCTTTTCTATTCACATAGCGTTTTGGTTTAAATTACTTATTTTTGTATTCCATTTCTACAAACTCAGCAACTTCAATTTTCTTCTGCACTTCTTCTTCCAGATAGTAAAACACTGCTTTTTCTCCATGTTGCTCTTTTATATACGAAACCCAGTCCTTCTGTACATCATCTAATTCAAGTTTTATTGTTGCTTTAACAATCATTGTTCATGCCCCTCTCTTCGTATATAAAACCGCACGCTCATATATCTTTCTTGCCATCGCATTCGATTCTTCATTTTCAAATTGGCGATAATCCTCATACATATCTGTCCATCCGTTCTTAGCAAGAACAATCGTCCATTCATAAAACAGTTGTAAAGAATCTTCTTCATCAAGTAACCAATCATGTAATTTTTGGTTATGTTTCCATCCACAAAAGTGATGAAATACCTTCATTAACGTGATTTTCTCCGCACTTTCATCTTTCCAAGATTTAAACCAAGCATCAATTCCTGCAAAATTTTGTTCAGCAGCTTTCATAACTTCCGCTGGAATTAAATTTTGTCTTGTTATTCCAATTCGGTTATCACTTGGATCAAGATAGATATTTGCGCCCGATTTCCAAATTGAGCTTATGATTTCTAAAACTTTCAAATCTATCACCTCGGTTATCAAAACTACTAAAATTGTTACTGAAAAACGCCTAAAATCAGCATGTGTTACTAAAAAGTAACACGGTTCAGCCTTAGAGCCACAAGGGATTGAAGCACTTTTGTTATTTTTGTTACCCGTTTTAGGTATAAATGCTCCTAATAAGTACTTATATATATATTATTTTTTTGTTTATATATATTTTTAATAACAAAAGTAACAAAAAGAGTGTAAAAAGTACCTTGAACCATTGGTACATAAGGGTTTTAAGAGATTTTAAATGTGTTACTTTTAGTAACACTTTCGCTATTTTCATCGTTTTTCAGTAACTTTTGCTGTGTAAAAGTATTTTTTCGCTCCGTTAAAGTAACACCTTGGATAAAATACTTATTTCTGTTGCCACGTTCTCTTTTGAATCCTTGCGTTTCTAAAATTCGGTAAAACGCTCTATTTTTTAATTGATGCTCGCCATTTCTAAAGCACCAATTGGCGTAAACTTCATATAATTCTTTTGCTTCGATCTGTACATCTTCTCTTTTGAAGCAACATTCGAACATAAATGGTCCGAGTATATCCATTTCTTCTTTATAATCACCTGTTGCTTTCATAACAATTTGCGGATCATTTAATCCCGACTGCTGCCACTTCAAGCAACCCTCAATCGCCCAATTTAGAATGCCTGGCATTTCAAGACTTAACTTTTCTGGTAGCTTTTTATCACGTTTTTCCTTTGGCAGCTGTAGATTGAATGGAATCAAGCGAATACGTCTCCATATCCCTTCATCTACCCCTTTGATTACTGGTTTATGATTTGTAGTGAAGAATACTTTAAACTCTGGTATGAACTCAAAGAATTCTTGTCTAAGGAACCTTGCTAATACTGGCTCACCGCCTGTAATTTGCTTTACAAAGGCTTCTGAAAGTTGTTCCCCATCCTCACTTTCAATCGCTGATACAAAGCGCGAACCAACTAACCTGGCAATATCGTTATTCGCTCCAGTTTCTTTCTTTTTAATGAAAGTATCTGACTTAGCTTGTCTGCCGTAATCGCCCATAATATCCTTAATGATATTGATAAAGGTTGATTTACCATTTGAACCACCACCGATAAGGAATACCATGATTTGCTCTGTAATTTCTCCAGTAAGGGAATAACCAATTAACCGTTGCATGTATTCAGCCAGATCTTTATCTCCTTGGAATACTTGATCTAAGAAGTTAATCCATTCAGGGCATTTTGCGTTTTCATCAAACGCGATATTTGTAATTTTAGTTAATCCAAGTTCTCTATCATGTTGCTGCAGCTTGCCAGTTTTTAAATCTACAATGCCGTTTTCTACATTTAACAGGTATTTATGTTTATCGAATTCTGCACGTTCTCCTGGAACTAATGGCATAAGATCCTTAATGCTATTCATTCGTACATTTCTACGCTCACACATCCGTGCCCATTTCATTTCTGATTCATCTTCAGATTTATTAAGACCACGAAGCACCTTTGCTGTAATTCTTTCAATCTCTTTTTTGTTGTCTATTCTCCATCGTTTTCCATCCCATATAAACCAACCAATATCATTAACAAATTTGATTACATGTCCGTATTCATATGCGATACGTTCAGCGTTTCCTAGTTCTGTTAAACGGAATTTCTTTTTAGGTTTGTCCTCCACAACTTCAGCTGCATCTTCATTTATAAAATCGAATGAAAATTCTTCGAATTGCTGTTTGTTGTCTAATATAGTTGTAGATGTGGATGAAATGGCTACTCCTATTGTTCTTTCACCGTAAGTTTCGTTTGTATCACTAAAATGGATAACATCCCATTTATCACGGATTAAGCTAGTTTCACGGAACATTGAGTCCATTCGAGTTGCTGAATTGCCTGTCCAAAATGCTAAATGATTACATAAAGCAAGGTCACTTGCTGAATGGTCCTCATTTATTAAGCTGCCATTGTATAATGAACGAATTTCATCACCGTTTTTACTGCGGAACATTTTCTCCCAAAGAGATTCGTTTGAAATTTTGATTTCATCTTTCTCAAATTCTGCCAAATTCACTCGACCTTGTATGTCACTATCATCAAAATACTGTTCAAACACTTCTGCTAGTTCATCCGTACGATCGTAAACATCATTAGAATTTTCACGGTTTCCAGTGAAGGTGAAGAATCGACCGTAACTGTAAATTTCTAAACCGTGTTTTGTATTTTTCCTTCCAGTACCTAAAACAGATTGTGGAAGGCTACCTTTGATGATGATGTGGATGCCTTTTTCAGATGGTGAAAATTCTGTATAGCTGTCTAATGTATCAATAATTTCTGTTGCAAAAGCATTTGTTTTTCCTTCCACAACACACTTATCAATATCTATTCCTATATAGTTGTCCTGCCTACTGAATACAAACCCAATTCCGTCATAGTCGCCTTCTAAGTAGAATTTGACCGCTGTTGCAAATGTTGACCAAGTACGTCTGTTATTTGCTTGCGCCATTTCACCAGTAACTTGACACGGAACTTTTGTCTGCTTGCCATTTCGCGTTTCGAACTTCCACAATATCCACTGAGGAAGGGCCTTTAACTCGGCAGGAATTTCATTAAAATTGTATGGATTCTTTTTCATTTTGCCCTCCGATTAGCCTTTTAGGGTATAAAAAAGAGAAGTCGGTTAAAACCAACCTCTCTATTAAGTTTTATTTAGAACGGTAAATCTGAATCACCGATAGTAATTGGTTCACCAACTGGTGATGGAGAATTTACTTTTGATACATCAAAATATTTCGCTTTGGCGTATTTCTTAGTTTTATCTTTTTTGTCCTCTTGATGTTTAACAGTAATTAATAGAGACTTATTATAAAGTTTCTTTGCCATATCATCAGCATTATTAAATTCTGTTCCATCTGGGAATCCACAAGCATCAATCAAACTATTGATTCTTTTAATATTGTTTTCTTGGTATTCCGGATTATCATTGTGGAAGTAGAATGTATTGTATAGAATTTTTGCCCCTTGATGTGGTTGTGAAACATCTGAACGAATTTCAAAATCTAATTCTAAAGTTGGATGACCTTGAAAGTCCTTTGCAACTGCGTTTTGAATTACTGCTTCATATTTACCTTCTGCTACTAACTCGAAACCTGTACTTACGTTTGTTTTATCAAATTTAAAGAAACTCATTATTTATTTCCCCCTGTTTTCTCATTTGTGGATGACACTATTAATTCTTCTTGTATACAGCCTTTACGCTGATCCAAATGATTTTTAGCAAACACACTTTGATTACCTTCTAAAACGAATCCTCTTGTACCATCTGCCTTTTTAACTAATTGACCGACAACATGTACAATTCCCATGATGTGATTAACGATCTTATCCCGAATATCCGGAATGAATTGTGTATATTGCTGGCCATCATCATGAGTAATATTTCTTGTTGTTTCCCAAGCTGTGAAAATAACATTTGCATCTAATGAATTAAATGTTTCTACTAACTTTAGAAGATGGTTATCTAGTAAAGCGTAATCCTTTAATTCCGGCATACCACTTTTAGTATTTTCACCCTTTTTAAGCAGCCATAGCTTTTGGTAATGCGTTAAGTTATCGATAAAGATGTTATCGTATTTAGAGATATTTGCTTTTGCTAATGCGTAAAACTGTAAAATACTATCATGTGGATTTTCACCATCGATTTTAGCCATGTCTATATTTTCATATCCTTCTAACACTTGGCTTGTCCCATCGATATCCAGGACTAATGTTTTACCTGGTAACAACCCAGCAACCGTTGTTTTACCGTTACCTGGCTTTGAATAGATAATGATTTTTGCCTTTTTACTTTTGGTAATTGCAGTACCGTTTGTTATTTCCAATTAATTCACTCCTCCACCATTTTCTTTAGAACAAAAATTGAAGCTTCAATATCCTTGATTTTGCCTTCAGTATCTTGGATATTTTGTTTAACGATTGGCTTCTTTTCTTCCATTCTTTCTAAATCACGTTGATAATCACCTAATCTTCGTTGTTCCACAGATAATGACTTTTCTAATTCTTGAATACCAGCGTTCAAAATGGAATCACCTCTTCTCGCTTAAGTTCCTCATATATTTCCATGAGATCCCGTAATCCATGTTCATAAGCAACAACCATTAATGAAGCATGTGGATCATCACTATGTTTATATCGTTCTATTAAATTCATTGTGATTTGAATTTTAGATTCAATTCTTCCTTGCAGCATCCAATCTTGTAAGTTCATATCACTCACCTGCGATTTCTATTTGGAAATGAGATGTTACATATCCCTTTACACACCACTCATCTGTGTGGAGGGGAATACCATCAAAATCAATAAATGCATCACCAATGTATATTTCACCGCCACAATGTGCACATTCTATATGAACGTTATCCTTTGACAAATCATGTAGATTACCAGTAGTCATTGGATTTTCTATCATTAATAGTCACTCACTTTTCTCATAACACACATATAGAAGAAGCTGTCTGTGATTTCAGCGTAAGTGTTCTTCAATTTATCATTTGTTTTATGAATTTGTTCTTTCCTACTGATAAGACCTGGTTTATGTACTTTTCGTATCGGTGTAATGTGGATATAACCAGCCTTTTCTTTTTCTTTTACTAATTTAATAATTTCACGGTAATTTTGATTTTTTAATGTTATTTGGAACATGTAATCACTCCTTTTCCATATAACTTTTTCATGTTATGATTCTGATAAGTTTATTTTATTTAGATCACCTGTTGGAGCAGGTGGTTTTTCTTTTGTATTACGCTTTTATAATCAGGATTGATTTTTAAAAACGCTCTTTTCTTCTTCTTATGAATGATCTGTCTAGTTTTTCCGATTTCACTAGCAATCTCACTGTCTGTATAACCTTGTGATTTTCTAATTAAAATCAGCCTTTCTTCATCCGTTAACAAACTTAACGCTTCCTTAAATTGAACTGATACCATAGCTTCTTTCTCAACATCTATTGTTGATACTGCAAAGAATCCTTCCACAATTTCACCATTTGCATGTAAATCAATTGATCTTGTATTGATTTTGTTTCGTTCTTCAGGTTTGGTCCAACGAGTTACTTTAAATGCCGTTCCCCTTTCGTGTATTTCGTCACTCATACGCCATTTCAAATGTGTTAATGCATATGTTTTAAACCCAGTATCTTTTTCTGGGTCGTATTTTAAGCACAATTCCCATAGCGTTAGTCTAGCAACTTGAATTAAATCTTCCATTTCCATATTATTTCTTTCTGCTATTATTCTAGCTGCTTCATAACTTCCAAATTGGTCTTTTATTGCAAAGAATACTAGATGTTGTTTCTCTTCGAACAACTCTTCAGGTGTCATTGTCTTTTACCTTCCCTTCATTATTTTGCTAAATACTTTTTAATAGGTTCATCTAACAATGCCGCAAGTGACATTACTGTACAAATTGTTATCGCTACGATGAATAATGATGTTAAACTTTCTTCCATTATTTATCCCTCCCTTTCGGAAACCTTCATCTTTTTAGACTTTTTGGCCCAATAACGTTGATTCGCCGCTTTAATTTTTTCTTTGTTTTCAGCCCTCCACAACTTCATGTATGCATTTCTTGCTTCACGAGCTGATAACTCTTCATTCTTTACCAAACGTAAACACCTCCATATCCAACTTTACGAAGTGTAAAGTTTACATCAAAAAAATATTCTTTACGAAATGTAAAGTTTAACCTTCATCTTTCTCTTCATCTTCATCTGATAAGCTTATTGTACTACTTTACTTTACGAAATGTAAAGTATTTTATTTAAAAAAATTAAAACTTGTCTTTTTGTAAACGTTTGGTGTACATTAAGTATATAAAAATAAGATGAAGATAAAGATAAATTCACTATGAATCTTGACATAAATAAATAGGAAGAAGAAAGGAGGGACAAATGCATGACTGAAACTATGGGAAGCCGAATAAAGCAGGTTCGTATAGAAAAAGATATGAAACAATATGAACTTGCTGAAGCAATCGGTGTAAACTTTACAGCAATTTCGTTATATGAATCCGGTAAAAGAGAACCACGTCGAGACATACTTGAAAAGATTGCTCGTGTAACAAACGTCTCAGTTGATTATTTTTATGGACTATCAGAACACAAAACATTAGATAAAGAAAAATCAGAGAAAGTATCAAAAGAAGCTGCCGATCTCATGGAGAAGATAAATAAGTTACCTCCAGAGAAACGACAGGCAATCATGAATTTAATTGATAACTTCTAGAAAACAAAAAAAGAGAGCTTTTCAGCTCTCAACCTTTTCTTCTTTTTTCGTCAATATTCTGCTAAGATGGACAGTAGATACATAACTTTTTAACTAACTTTATATAAAAATAAAAAAACCCCCGACAGAAGTTTTTAGATGGTCATTTAGCTTGGCGGCAGATACCATTTAAAAACCGGAAACAGAGGTTTTGTAAATACGTAAATTAAATTGATACCTAAATAGTATCATAACTTTAAAAAAACGTAAACTACAAATCCTCTATTCGTTGTACCCAAATTTTGTCGGGGCAATAAATGGAGGATTTTTTATTATGTCAAATTTAACAAAAGTAACGGAAGAACAAGAAGTAAGAGAATTACAACGTGTAGTAATTAAAGAAGAATTAGTTGCATTAACAGGAAAACATTTTGATGCGGCACTATTAAACAACTTGATTTTCTGGGCTGGCATTACAGAGAAAATGGACAATAATCTCAAACTACAGATTAAACAAATGGAAGTTCGTAAAACTAAACAATCTGTAATTGATAAAAAGAAAAAGAAAATCCGAAATGGATGGTTTTATAAAACTGGTGATGAACTTTTAGTTGAAATAATGAATTGGGGAAGTGCTTCCACAATTAGCCGAGCAATTAATAATTTTGTGAAACAAGGATGGGTTGAAAAAGGTAACAATCCTGATCCAACTAAAAAGTGGGATAGAACAACTTGGTACAAAATGAACCTTACAAAAATTGCATCTGATTTACATGAACTTGGTTATGCATTAGAAGGTTATACTTTAGCTCAGAAACCAGAAGAAATTAAAGAAGAAAAAACACCAAAACATGACCTAAAACAAGAAGAAACCGCGTCATCATGCATTTTGCAAAATGAAATATGCATCTTGCACAGTGAAAAATCCATCTTGCACAGTGACGAAACAATACCAGAAAGTATACTTCAGAAAGTAACTTCAGAAAAAGAATTTGAAGAAGAAGAAATTATAACTAACCCTGTCACTGAATCTATGATTCTTGATTTAATGAATCAAAAGATTACAGAGCGAGAGATTACAAACCAAAAAACTATTAAAGCAATTCATGATGTTACTAGTAAATGCAAAGCAATCGGAACTGCTGATCTAACAGCTGCTGAAAACTACGTTATAAAAGTTGTGGAAGAAAAGATGTCTAAGCTTGGCCAGAAACAGAAAGTAAGACAAGGTAAAGCAAAAGTATCTGGTAATAAAACGATACGCACTGAAATGGCTCCTGATTGGTTAAAAGAAGATACATCATCAATTGTGGAAGACAATGGACAAGCTTCTGAAGAAGATCGCAAACGTTTAGAGGAAGTATTGAAGAAATATAAAAAAGACTAATTAAGTTGCCAAAATTTTAAAGTATGGGTAAAACAGTTGCAAAGCATAAAAAAAAGAGAGAGCCATTCAGCTCTCTTACAATAAATCCTTGTTTCCCATTAACATTTTCGAATAGACAGCCATATGTTTAGCATACTTACCTTGTTCGCGTCCATTCAGCTTACTGTAGTCATTTTGAATATCACTTAATAGTAAATCAAGCAAAGGGTCATTCTGTTCGTTCTCGAAGCCAAGAAGGGTGTCTATTGTTACATTGAAAAACGATGCCAAGTTCATTAATCCCGCTAAGTCTGGTTCGTAACGATCAGTTTCCCAATTTTTTAGTTGTCCACGCGTTATACGTGTTTTATCAGATAGTTGTTCTTGTGTAAGGCCATAAGATTTTCTTAAATTTTTTATGTTTTGTCCGACTGTATTTTTCATAGTTTAAAGTATAAATAGCAAAATATCACTATACCATATTTGGTACGTAACAAGACATTTTGAATTATTTTGTCCTTGAAAAAAATCACTTAAAATAAACATAGAACAATTGTTCTATAAGTGGTAAAATATTCTTGTACTATCAAATCATTAGTTAATATGCAAAATTGCATACGCTTCTAAATCTTGATTTATAGCAATAAAAAAACTTTCTCAACAATTATCAGGTGACCTAGTCATCAAAAATTAGAAAATTCGTGATAGTATTAAAAATAACTAAAACGAACGAAAAAAAGACCCATATGAGCGTGTTCAAGAGGTGTCTGCTAAACGTTCTCTTGAACCGTTACCTAACTACCACTTAGGAAACACTTTGCTACATACGAGTCACATCTAAGTATAACACAAAAACACAATATTCTTCCCTCGTATTTTGTTTCCAACTTGAGAAAATTCGTTAGGATACGGTTTGTTTTTTCTGGAAGGGGAAAATCATGCAACGAGTTATGAATCAATTAGTAAGTAAAATGGAGTCCTTAGGATATTCAAGAAGAAGTTTTACTGACAAGCTCAAAGTTAATTATGAAAACCTTAAAATTAGTCGCGAAAAACTTAGAAGAGGACTTGCATGTGAATATGAAATGGATGTAAATGTGTTTTTCAGTGCTATTGATCTTTTATTCGAGAGACAAAATGAGAAACGAAAAATCACAAGAGAATATTTTTCAGAATGCGAGAGCATATCAAATATTGAAGTTGGTTTAATATATTGTCAGGTCCAAGGTGAATACGATTTGATGAATTATTTAATAACTAAGCACGAGAAAAAAAGCAATTTAGGAATTTTCTTCAGCATATATAAGCTTTTTAATAAAAGAAATAAGAACGAATTAAGAGGTAAAGAACTTTACAATGAATTAAGTAGCAAGCGCTTTTCCTCCAATCCACATTGTCAGGTGATGGTAAACATTCTATTAATGTTATCACTTGCGGATATGCCAAATAACAATGCAATCATTCAATATGTGGATGCAATGGAACAAAATTTCGAAAAACTACGAGAAGGTATTATTAAGGATTACTTACGCATGTTAGCTGATGAACGAAAAGCATACATGTACTTGTGGAGAGTACAACTTGAAGAGTGTAGAGATACATGCTTTAAAATTATTAACTCTTGCATAGATATTCCAATTATTCAAGCGACCGCCTTTTGTTGTTTAGGGGAGAGCTATCAATTTGAATCTCCAAATAAATCAGAAGAATACTTATCAAAGGCAATTGGAAAGTTGGAAGAAGTAAATGTTCCTTTAAAATCTCAAAAATATGTATCTTTTCAATCAACACTTGCACATGTACGGTTAAATAATGAGATTAATATTAGTGAGATTAATTTAGTGGCAATTCACAAGAACGAAAAAGCTAATTATGAATATAATTTTGGAGATCGGAAACTGGGATTGTCACTTTTTAAAGAAATGGAAATAGAAGGATTTAGTCCATTCCAACGCTTTGCTTACAGTAAATGCATTGGAGATCTAGAAGGTATTAAACAAGCTTTACTGGAATTTGAATTATCAGGACTAAGCTTCTATGGCCAGTTATGTAAAAACATACTAATGAGCAAAGGGGTATTACAATGAAAAAGAAACTAGTTGCACTGTTAATGTGTGTAGGGGCATTAGGATTCGGAGTATTTGGAAACGTTGATAAAGTGGATCAGACAAGCCCAGTTAAGTATATGATGACGGACCCGGGCGGCAGTTAATAAATTAATTTAATATGAAATTTACACAAGAAAGTCGTTACTTCGGTAGCGACTTTCAGTGCGTTTAAGGGGTGACACAAATAAAACGCCAAATCGTAAAACTGTGTCACTAATATATCTTACATAAAAACTAGGGAGGAATTACTATGATGAATCAAGGGGCTGCATTACAAATGGAGAAAGAAATCACTGTGGAGGACAAGTTACATATCATCTTAGAAAAAGCGGAGAACGGTGATCTACAGGCGATTGAACTCTTAGAACAAATTAATGCTTTAACGAAATAAGAGCTTCGGCTCTTTTTTTATTTTGTGTAAACTTAAAATTTCACATACCCGAATGAAAGTATTTTATTTAAATATGTATACAGGGGAATTGAAGGATAGTAAAAGGAATATTGCTATTACTAGTAAAATAGTTATCAATATTACTATTGCTATCTTTATCTTTATCTTATAAACTATCAATAGTAAAATTGCTAGCAATATTAATAGTACTAGCAATATCAATATTGAAAGTTGAGGTGCTAATGTTATGACTGAAATCATTGCCGTATCAACGAATAAAGGCGGTGTACTGAAAACAACTTCCGTCACAAATTTAGCTGGTGTTTATGCAAGAGAAGGTAAGAAAGTTTTAATTATAGATACGGATAACCAGGGTAGCGCAATTATGAGTTTTGGAAAAAATCCTCGTAAATGCAAAGTAACTATTTATGATATTTTGATTAATGGCGATATGGCTGAAAAAGGAATTATAAATGTACATAAAAATATTGATATGATTCCAGCTAATTCCGATATGACTAAATTTGATTTTAAAATCCTTCCTAATTTAAGCATGTATCCAAATATGTTCGGATTATTAGCTGTAGCAATGAGAAATATTGTGGATTTATATGATGTGATTTTAATCGATACTCCACCAACTTTAGGATTAGTACAAGGTAATGTTCTTTGTTTTGCGAATAAAGTTTTGATTCCATTCCAACCAGAAGTTTATTCTGTAGAATCATTTAAAAATATATTAGAAATGATTAAAGAGTTTCAAGAAAGAAAGAATCCGAATTTAGAAATAGCTGGTGTTTTTGCAACGTTGGTTGATGGTAGGACTAATATTCATAAAACGTTTATTGATAAAGCTAAAAAATACTGTAAAAAGCATAATATAAAATTTTTAGACACAGTAATTCCGCAATCAGTTAGATTTGCAAATGCAGTAGCATATGAAGGTAAACCAGCTGTAATTCATGAACCTTATCATACTGTTTCGCGTTCTTACTTTAAATTAGTAAAGGAGATGGAATAAATGGTTAAAAAGAAAGAAACTATACTTGATTTTGATAATGATATAGAAGTGATAAATGAAACTGAAGAACAAAAAGAAGAAACTACTCCTGTAGTCAATGATAACAATATTGATAATAAAAATAATAGTGAAAGCAATAGTGACAATGATATTAAAAATGCTAGCAATAATAATAGTATATTGTCATCTGTTCTATCCAAGTCTACAAAGGAACCGAAGAAGGTTTACACTGGGTTTTATTTAGAAGAACCTGTTGTGAAAATGATAAATAAAATTGTAAAAGGAAACAAAGAAACAAATAAATCAAAGCTTGTAAATGATCTTTTAACAGAAGCATTTAAACAAGCTGGATTAATGAAGTAGGCCCCGCAATTAAGCAGGGCTTTTTCTTATGATTTAACTGCTAATTTATCCATGAAATCATGTATGGATGTCGCTTGGAAAATACGTAAATTTGAGGATTGAATATCATATTTTTTATCGGTAATTATAAGAATCGACGGGAAGAATTTAGATCCTTTTGGTTGCCAGGATTCGTTATGCCATTCCTGACTGTGGAAGTATAATTCATACCTGTTGATTTTATCTTGCATAATCTTTTTACTGTAAACCGACTTTTGAACCTCAATGAAGAATGGAGATCTACGCCAAATTGTAAATGCATCGGGCTCCATATATTCTTTACCGTATTTCGGTTCAACTTTAAATAGTTTCGGTTTTTCATAATGTATGAGTTGTTTGTATACATCCACAATGCCGAGGAAGTGGGGGATTTTTTGACTAGTTTTTCGTAGGGTGCTAGGTTGAGGGAAATATATATACGGCTGCTGCGAAACATTGGCATCCACATGACCATCTCTTCTTAATCGTTTCATAACGGTATTACAACAAGTAACCGCGTTTTTTACTCCATTAAAATGCAAATCTATAATGTCATCACGCGACATACATCTGAAACGGTTCAAATCGCTTAGTATCGCTTTATCTCTATCCCTCATCTTCTAACACCCCGAACAATGGAATCTCTTCTTGTGGAGGATTCTGAAGCGTCATATCACCTTTAGGTACTCGGTATGGTTCAACAATTTGTTTCGCCTTACTTAATTCTAAATATGGTGCTTGCACTTTCTTTAATCCGTTTAGTTTTAAAATCATTTGTCCCGATTGCTCTAAGTGTTCTGATCCAGGCGTACCCATGATATTACTATTGATTGTACTATCGCATTTAAAGCCCATTCTTACTGTCATATTAAGCTTTAACTTACCATCTAATACTTTTGCATCAGGACGTTGCATAGAAAGCATGAGGAAGACTCCTAGCGCCCTACCGACTGCTGATATCTTTTCAATTGTAGTCATACATTCTTTTTCATCCTGGAGCATTGCTACTTCATCAATAGCAAGTAAGATGTATGGTTTCTGATTATCGGGATTCAATTTGTTATATTCATCAATATGATCCACTTCATACTCTTCCATAAGTTTTCTTCGGTCCCTGATTTCCTTCCACACTTTTTGAAGCATTATCTTCATTTCGATTTCTTCCATGCAAACTTCTTTTACATGTTTTACTCTTCTCAAGAAATGAAATTCAGAATTCTTTAAGTCCCCCAGGTACAAATGTAATTTATCAGAAGACATACATTGAATGAGTGTGGATAGTACAACACGTACCATACTACTTTTACCACTTCCTGTTTCACCTGCAATTAAAAGATGTGGTGTATTTGCTTCAACCATGTCATACACAATCATATTTCCGAATTGGTCCCGACCTACAACAACAGGAAGACGATGTTGTTTTAGTAACGGCTGCCATTTTTTATAACTGTAGTTGTATTGTTTTAGTCCTGCATCTGAATGAAATACATTTAGTACAAACTTTTTAATATCGCCCTCAATCGCTACATTCCGTCCTAATATTTGTTGAAAGCAAAACCATTTCTTTTCAATAGTTTTTGGGTCCAAACCATTTGGAATGGTAAATACATATCTAACATTATCTTGTGTGGAGGAAATATCATGTATCTTCGGATAAATTGGTACTTTTCCACCTCTTGTTTGGTGGTCCACAAATAAACCTGCTTTTCCGAATACCTCTATAAGTTGATGCTTTAAACTTTGTTTATGAAGCCACTTTTTTAAAATCTCCATATGAGCACCCCCTAAAACATGATTAAGATTTTGATAAATACATAACCGATGAAACAAACTCCACCTATTCTCATTCCGTGATACATTCCATCACTTAAAAGTTTAGCTGCTGCAACGTGATCATTCTTTACAAGATGTTTCTCTAATATTGCTCCACCAATTGTTGTTATTCCTAAAGCTCCTAATGAAATAAATGTAGTTAACATATAAAACTCCCCTTTATAAACAGAATTTGAAATCCTGATGATACATAGGTTTATCGGCTTAAAACCTTGATAGTGTTACTTTGATAGCTACTTTGATAGTACAAGTACTAGTTACCTTGATAGTAATTAAGCTATCTATTTTGGTAGCTACTTTGATAACAAGTTTGATAGCTACTTTGGTAGCGGCCTTGATAAAGCATATGGTGTACAGCTTGGACAATTTCTTATTTTTTTGCATTAGTTTAAAAAAGTAAGAAATAGGTCAAGATGTGGATGAGGTGATAAACGTGTTTGGATTGGGGAAGAAACGTACAAAATTTGGTCACTATCTTGATCGGAATGGAATAGCTCAAATTGAATTAGAGCGCACATCCAAGCTAAGTACAGCAACAATTTCTAAAGTGTGTAATGATAAAAAATATAGACCGAAGTTTTCCACGATAATTCAAATCGTTAAAGGTTTGAAGAAACTGGGGAAGAACATAGATGAACATGATTTCTGGATATAGCTTCGCTCATTAGAACGGAGCTACTTTTATGCTTTCAAAAGAACAAACGTTCGTGTATAATAAGTATAAATTAAAAAAAGCTGACTCAAAAGAGCCAGCTTAAATTGTTGGTAAAGTAATGTTCGCAAAAGTATTATTTGAATCGACAAAGTTACGTATGTGATTCTTATTTGCGTAGTATTTTAAGTTCAATGGTGTTGGTCCTGTGTAAATGAACTCATTTCCTTCTAGAACTAATTCATTCGCTGCACTAGCTGATCCAGATGCTAATAGTGAAGCAAATGCAGGGTTACTTATCGAAACTCTACAATCCTTTGCTTTATAAGATGTGTAAGGTCTGTTCGTATCGGATAAAAACAGGTTATTCTTTGTGTTAATAGTGATATCACAATCATCTAATAGTGTATACGATGCTTGGTTGTCCACATTTGTAATACCAACTTCACAAGTTGTATCTATAAGTTTTGATTTAGTAACCCTAATGTTCATTGGACGTCCACTAAATAGATGATTCCTTAACTCGCAATTAAGAAATTCTGACCTAGTGAACTCGCAAACGTCTACATTTTGAGCATTAGGGTTTTCTGATCTAACTCGTAAATTTTCGAATCTACAATTATCATATTCTTTAACTTTAAACGTCATTTCTCTTTGTGTGGGGATGGATTTAAACGTGCATCTGCTTATTTTGTTTGCTTTTATCCATGGTGCAGTAACTGGATTCTCAGTAAAAGTAAAATGATTATTATCGAATGTGCAATTATCTCCCAAAGCAACGAAGTCAGGGTTTACGTATTGATTGTTAGATAAAGAAACTCTATACGAATCATTAGTTACATTCATATTGCCACCTGTGAAGCTGTTACCTTCTATATTCACAAAAGCCGCACTAAAGTTAGAAGTCATGAGTCCGATGTTATTTTGACAGTTGTATAAGAAATTATCCTTAATAGTTGCATGCACTAAGGAGTAAAGATTAATCGCAATGTAATCAATATTATATATGTGGTTATGCTCTATTAAGACATCGTAACATCCAACTAAAATACCGTGGTAACTACCGTAAATTTCGTTATCTTTTATAGTGCAACTTGCCCCATAGGAATCTTCCATGTTTATCGAATAACGAGTTGGATCGTTGAAAATAGGCTTCCCATCCAAAAACCTAACCAATCCTTTTCCGTTATCTCGGATTTTATTGTTTACAATTTTGTTATAGTTACCACCTAGTGTGATTCCACCTCTATGACCATTAAAAACCTCGCATTTTTCAACAGTGTTATGATGAGGAATACCGCCAAACATAATTGTATATTGCAGGTTCTTATTTACATTGTTTTCATTATAAAATTGGAGTCTAAATTTTGTTGCGTTAACAGGGATTGAAATGTCAGTGTAGATTCTCCTTTTCTTCATAACACCTACGAATTTATTGGTATTATCATAAAAGAAAATGTCCAACTCTTTGCTATTTAAATTTGTTGTTCTTGCATATCCAGCACCAGCTATAAGTAAGGAATGTATCTTTGGAGTCAAATCTTGAGGTATGTTTAACATTTTTGTAGTGAGTGTATTAGCTGAGGTGATTGGTTGTCCTGTACTGTAATCTAAAGCACTTAATGTAAGTCCTTGATCGAACTCGCCGTAATTAAATATAGAATCTGAGCTAAATGAAATATTATCACCCATGTAATCTCTTACTATACAATTTTTGATTGAGCAATACGAAGAACTTTTTTGAAAAAGAACGCCATACGTATGCTCCATTGCAACTTCTAAGGGGTTAGAGAAGTTTCTGTCATCCCTACATCCAATTATAGTTCCGCCAAACAAATGAGCATTAGTGACTTTGCTAAAAACGACACTATTACCTTTAAAGTTGTAATAATCAATAGTTGTCCTATTATCGAATGGTGATTTTTTATTAGAATCATATATTACTTTTAGTGTTGAACCATTTAAATTAAAGTTTAAACCTGTAACCATAGAAATTTCGCGAGGGTAACAAAGAGTGTAATCGCCTTTCGGAATAACCGCTTCAGTATAATTATTAGCTGCTGCAAATTGTAGTGCGCTGTTTATCCCCTGGATATTCTTATCTGCTTGGATATAATCAGCATCTGCATAAGGTTTGCTCGGTAGTCCTTTTTTGATACCGAACTTATCTAAATCAATAGCATATATCATATTTTTCCCACCTTATTTTTAATTTTTAGTTTTTTTAAGAGAAATAAAAAGAGCATCTTCATAAAAGACGCCCTTTTATTCTTACTTCACATATACATAGGATTCATTTGCTGTTGCGTAGTATGTTTTCCCATTTATTTAAGATACTCGTACCACCATTTTCTTTCATCCATCCAAGCTGTAATCTTATCAAGTTCACCGTTCGGCAATACTTCAGTTTGTAAGTACGCTAGGCCAGTTAATGGATCAGAAACAACTTTCCCTTTAGTTCCACGCTCATTCATAGCGTTTACGACTTCCTGGACCAATGAAATGCCAAAGCCGCCAGATTTAACATACTGATATCCACCATTATTCACGTTGCCACCTCCATTTTGAATAGATTTACCAACAATAACTTCAGCTACTGCTTTAGCCGCTTTATCAAAGTTAGCGCGGTATTTTTGCATATCCACTTCGTTATCGATAAAGCAAATTTCAGGAAGTAATCCTGTCTTCGTTTTATTAATCCACCCTAACTCAGTAGAGAATTTGATTCCTCTATCACGTAGTCCAAAAGCGTCAGCCATTGCCTTTGAAATTTTAGCTGCTAATTCTCTATCACCATACTTAGGATGCAACCATACTTCGCACCCTGTACCTCCTATAGTAGCGTTTAAATGAAACTGACAATCTACAGTACTATCTTTAACACGCAAATGATTATTGGCCGCATTATTCCAAACGTCATATTTCGTCGTGCCCACTTCATCAGAACAGTTAGCATATTCCCACCCTGCTAATTGTACATAATTAGCAACGGCATCTAAGAATTTTCTATCTTCCACATGCTCGATTCCAAATTGACTATTTGCACCTGGCACAATTCTGTTATGACCACCTGAACCAGCGAATTTACCCATTACTCAACATCTCCTTTTTTCTCTACTTGTTTTTGTTTGCCACCCAAAATTTCTACTGCATTTGTTAAAGCTGAAGGCAAAGGGACTCCCATTCTTCCGGCATTCTCTAAGATTGATAACAATTCATTACCCATGAAGAAGAAAATGGTCGCTTCGCGGATAGCGCTATTACTGCCAAGTGCAACATCTACTTGAGTAGCTACTCCAACTAATAAAAAAAGCACCACTTTTTTAGCGATGCCTTTAAAGCCGATTTTACTTTTTAATTCTCCAAGTATAGTTGCAGCAATCATTCCTGTAGCGTAATCGATAATTGCCATTGTGATTAGAACTTGCAATGTCATATCCCACCCTCCTAAAAAGTACCCACAGAACCCTCCAAAACTGACAATAAAAGCTTTTAATAATACATCGATACGATCCACATTCTTTCCTCCTTTTCAAATTAAAAAGAGGAACACATTATGTGCCCCTCTTTTGTTATAAAAACTATATATTTTTTACATTCATCTACTAATATAGAGGATTCCATTTTGTCCCATCATATCCAAGATGCTTTTTTTGGACTGCGTCATATCGGATAGCACCTTCACGTTCAACTCCTGCCCATCGACCAGCATCCTCAAATATAACTGCTGACACTTCCATTCCTCCTGCTTTCGTTGGGTTACCTACTAATTTAGGTCTAAAGAAATCAGCTTCTCCAAGTCCAACCATACTTGCTTTTCCTGGTTCGTATAATTTAAATTCATTCGAATTATAATAAGCTGATTTACCAATGAATTTTAATCCGTTATTTGTCCGAATCGCTTCAACAGCTAAACTAATTAGTGTATTAGTTGAGAAATCATCAACAAATTTCACTTCGCTGGCAGAACTAAATTTTAAACAAGCTTTCCACAATGACCCGTTTGATTGTGGCGCAGAAATTTGGAGCCCGTAATTTCGTAAGAATGCTTCGTAAACCATATTTACTGCTTTTACGTTTGATTGAATATATAAATCATGTCTATCTAGCCCTTTTAGATGTTCTACATGTTCACCGAAAGTAAGTCCAGTTCCGCGCTCCCAATTCTTATTAACTCCTGAATAATAGATATAATAAATTCCATCTATTTTTGTGATACTAGATCGATATATGCCACGGTTGTCCCACGTAAATTCTTGATTTGATGGACTCAAAATTTCTTTAGCAGTAGAGTAATTCACATTGTCATTTGATTTCGAATGGAACAAACTCATAGTATTTCTATCTTGTCCATCTTTAAAAGCAACAACAGCCATTTCATACCCTTGATCTGTATGAATAACATCTAAATGCCATGGATTCATTGGACTTTCAAATGGTATGTTGATTTCTCTAAAGGTTCCCCAATTTGTTCCTAAAGCACTTTCTGCGTAAATCACTTTATATCCGTTACCTACAGCCCACATTTTGTACTTATTATCTTCAAAAATAATAGCCGGACTTAAATAGTCTTGTTTATTTCTGTCATCTTGCAACGCTATTTCCTTTTCCGACCAGTTTACGCCATTAGTAGAGGTTTTTCTATAAATAGTAACAGTTCCAAGTGAATCATCTACATATCTCCAATACACTTCTATTCTGTTGAAATTCGGGTTGTAGACAATATGAGTATCGCTCTGATACTGTTTATCTGGTGTTCCTGGCGGTTGTGGTTCTAATGGATTTTTATATCCTGCCGGTTCAACCCAAGTAATCATATCATTTGATGCGAGCACATGAGGATTCTCTTTCGCTTGGTTTCCTCCAGGATATGGCGTAAATGCCATCCAATAATAATAACCATTCCACCTTGAACCGAAATTAATGACTTTCGGATGGTAAGCATCAATGTCATCGTAAGCGCTTAATAAAGTTAATCGGAACTGTGCGTTTGTAGCGCTTATTTTATTTATTTCACGGTCTTTATAATCTAAGCGATCTTTCAGTGTATCGAATTTCCTTCTTTCTTCATCTATCCTTGCTTGTGCTGCTTCAACAGAAGAATCACCTTTTATAACTATTGTATTCAATTGATTTTGAACACTATTAGATAATTCATTAGCTTGATTTGCGAAATCTTTCGCTGCTGATGCTTCTGCGGCAGCTTTGCTATTTATTTCTTCTAATGCCATTTCATTTAATTCTTGAATTAATTTTTCTAAATCAGAAAAATAAGATTCAGATGGAATGCGATTTGTCGTCGCGTCCGGTAATGTGATTAATACAAAATCTTGTGTTGTTGCTCTTATTGTTGTATCTTTTTCAATCGACATAAACGCTTGTTTTGCCTTACCGATTGCTCCAAACGTTTCAGTGGGGAATGTATATTCAAAGTGTCCTTTTGCGGCGTCAATCATTTTTACGCCACTATCATCACGAACAACTGTATTATCTGGCTTTACACATTCAAAAAATACTTTTGATCCTGTTAAATTATATGGACTTCCACCGTCTATTACATAGACATCTACAACATTACTTATTTTATCACCAACGCGACCAGTGACAATGGAATTGAGTTGAGCGTGTTGTGTTTTATTAACGTCTAGAATTAATTTAGTTTTCATTTCCCATCACCTCACTTACGTTTTCGTCATTAATCACAGGATTACTCTCCACACTTACTTCTTCTGCAACTGTTCTTTCCATGTCGAATATACTTGATCTTTTGTTTAACGATCTAGCTAACATAGGTCGTATGGATAGTTCTTCTTCTTTTACAATCTTGATTTCATAAGAAAATGAAATATCGTTATCGCTTTCCACAATGAAATATTTTGCGTTACGTTCGGAAACCCAAATGTCGCCACGACCATGCTTAGTAATAAAGACATGGTAATTATCAGTTTCGTTTTGAAAGAAAATAGGGAGATCAATCTTAACTTGTCCATCCGTAGTTTCATCTTCTCCAATGTGGGTAAAGGTTTCGGAAGAACTCATTACACTAGACATATTCTTAGTTGCATTAACTTTTGCTAACGATCTAGCGAAAGACATCGGTTGATCTATATTGTTATTAACTAAAGATCTGTTTATAGTTGTATTAACGATTGCCCAATTATGCATGTTTAATTCGCCGTATGCATCTAAATTATTCTTATACGTAACAGTAAACACTTCATAAAAACTTCCGTTAACCGCATAACATAACATTGTTTTCGTTGCGCTGCTTACCGCTAATGAAGAACCAGCTGTTTTAAAAACACCATTATTCACAATGTTAGTTGCCGAACCATCTAAACCTATGCCGCCGTTAGCGTAAAATCTACCATTAGAATAAGAGTAATCGTCCCTAATGCCCGATACGGTAATTTTAGCGTCTCCATTCAATCGTGCAAAATCAATACCTTGATCTGAAATTAATGCTAATCTTTTCAAACCGTCAGGATATGATAATTCTTGAATATAATTGCGCGCTCTACCTTCGCTACTAGCGTTAAAAACAGCTTTATTACCATTCAATAATAAATCTTTCCAGATGTGAACTCCTAACAAACCATAAATATAATTGTCAACGACTTCTAGAAAAGGTATAAAAGAATCGCCATTCTTTATCGCTAAACTTAAAAATCTATTAGGCTCTATATTCATCGTTACGCCTTTCATAGAATTGTTGTTTTTAAACTGATAACCTAACATACCAATTCTACCCGCGCTATCATCGTATACGATTAATTGCCCTAAATTGTTCAATTCCATTCTTTTAATACCATCAACTTGTGACTGTAATCCATCAGGAAGCATCTTAATGTTATTCCCATATTCATTAAACCCAACCTGCACCATACCTGAGCTCAACTTACCTGTTGTAATGAAATCGGCGACGATTGACCCATCATTTGTTATTGCCACTCCATACGGTCCATTAATTCCAGTTCTAGAGAATCCTAATCCATTAAGATTCCATTGCCACACTTTACGTGCTGTTCTTTCGTCGTTAGTATCCATGATTAAAATTCTTTCTGGATGAATACGAACATGACCGCCGAAACCACTGTTGATTAGATCAGTGGCACGATCCTTAGCTTTTTCTAAGAAACTTGTTTCTAAACCATCTAAATTATCTTGTATTCTATCTACTTTGTTAGCCACATCAGTAAATGACTCTTTATAGTTTCCTAATGTAATATCAGTATATTCATCGTTCAAGGGATCATATTTATAAGATACGACTTTAGCCTTGACGTCGATTCCTTCTTCTAAATGCTGTACAGTTACTGTGTCTCCCATATAAACACGTTGTAATACAGCTAAATCTTTGTATTCTTCTGTTTGGGATAATTCTTGAAATTTAATTTTATAAGTCGCCAGCGGTTGGTCCACATGTTGTTCGTTAAACATAGCTAACGCTTCAGCACGTAATTTGTTTAATGCGTCTGGAAGCGGAAGCGCTTCTTCATCGTTAGCATTATCACCTGTTTTTGCTTTAACGTCCGGAAAATCAATCTTTCTGATTTTAGGATTGACATATTTATTAACCAATGTACTAGTTACATATTTTTCAGGTAATAGAAGTTCATCCGCGCCTTGTGGCATTATCTTTGTAATAACTGATTGCCAATCCACATCCGCTTCATATCCTAATAAATCTTTTTTGTGTTGGATTACAACACCACGATCACGGCCACGGCTATTTAACATTCTAACGTTGAAGTTATCACGTAATAACTCTCCACCCCAACGACTTAAAAATGAATTATCTTGTCCACCATCTAATAAAAATTCTACAGGGTTTTTTCTAACCAAACGTGCATTTGCTAACTTAGAAACATCACTATAAAAATCGAATCTAGTAGGATATTGCAGAGCGCCTTTGACTTGATCGAGCGCTCCTAATCCTGTTTTATTAACGATATTCGTATCTTCAATAAAATTATCTACTAAGTCGTAGAAAATATGATAACAAAATGCGTGTAATTCCCCATTTGAAGGAGCAGGGTTTGCCACACGGAATAATTGATCCCCATCAGGAGTTGGCGCTTTGATTAAATATTGTCCATCTATTTCTAGACCGTGTGGAGCGAATAACGGATATTTGAATGAAAATACATAAACGCCGTTTAAAGTTTCCTCTATAACAGGTTCGTAAATATTATCATCTAGAATACCAATACCGTTGTGGGTAAAATCTGTTTCGTTTGGTTTGTATAATTTAATCATAGATAACGCCACCTTGTTTCAAGTTCTATCTTAGTAACCGTTCCTGTCCACGATATTGCGTTTTCTCCTTCCTTGAAAGTGGGGTAATCACCTACCATTTTGTTATTCATTGGAGTTGTACCTGAATAACATTCCTTTAAATCAGAATCAACGACGATTGAATTACTAACATCTTTCAATTGGAATGACTTCCCGTTTATCTGGATTGTTATAGTACCGCTACCGTAAATAGTGAATTTAGGTAACGAATGTAAAGTTCCGTAATTAATAATTGTTATTGCGGCGTTAAACTCTAGAGGTTGCTCTATCGCATATTCATATGGATCGGAAATAAAAGTAACTTCAAATTGACCGTATTCTTCAATTTCATTATTGATATCTCCTATCTCCACACTTTTTATCTTTCTATATACATTATCATCAGTAAATGAAAGTATCTTAGCTCTCATCAACCATGCTTTTATACGTCTTAATAATGGTTTAATATTTTCATCTTCTAATAGGTTAAAATTCACCTTAAACGTAACGTCCTCATAGCCATTCTTTTTAGTTAATGATCCGTTCTCTCTACCCGGTACTTCAATAAATTCAATTTTCTCTTTTGCTGTTGGTATATCAGGACGCTCTACCATACAAAGATAGTAGTCACGCCCTAACATTTCGTTTATTCGAATGTCAACCACGTTGCGCCCTCCCTATACCGATATTTAAAGACTGACCTTTCTTGGCGAACCAATCATCAGCCTTTTCGAACATTCTATTTAAATCACTTTCATTTTTAACAGTCGTGTGGAAAGTAACTTCGTTTTTAATTTCTTGTGGTTGATGATTAATAACATTCATTCCAGCCTTACCAGCAAGTGCGTTTCCAGCTAAACTAGGTAGACCCGAAAGCATTCCGCCACCACTTAGAATACCGTTTACTTTTGACATTGCATCACCTAAAATACCGCCACTAGCAAACGTCGTAGGCGCAAATGCCATCATCGGTGCCATTGGTGATGCTAAAGTAGGAGCGGCGAAACTACGAGGTGCTAACGACGGTCTTTCGGTATTGTCATCCACACTTATGCTGAATGAGCTAAATGGGTTTAATTTTCCTAACATATCTCCAGCTGAATTCCATGCATCTTTTACTTTTCCAACAACTTTGTCAAGCCATTTAGCGACACCGTTGTATAAATCTTTGAAATAGTTAATCGCATCCCCAATCGGTTTAGATACAGAAGTTAACGTGTCAGAAATAGTACCCCAGTTATCGTTTACGTAACTTTTGATAGAATCTAACGCGCTAGATGTCTTAGTTTTCATTTCATCCCATTTATCGCCGACTTTATTTTTCACCTTGTCCCATACTTGGCCAGTAACAGAACTAATCGTATCCCAGTTGTTTTGGACTTTGTTTTTCACATCACTAGCTTTACTGCTCGTTGTGGAAGAAATGCGATCCCAAGCATCACCGACTTTAGTTTTTATCTCATCCCACTTTTGAGAAGTAGCTTCTTTCGTGGAATTCCATCCGTCAGTTACCCTTTGTTTCACATCTGATACTTTTTCGCTTGTTTTACTAGAAATTTCGTTCCATTTATCACCAATATACGTAGATACTTTGTTCCATACTTCTGACGTTACGCTCGATATCGTATCCCAATTATTTTTAATAGTATCTCTAATAGGGCCGATGAAAGATTCAACTGTATCTTTTATCCATTGCCACGCCTGACCTAGTATATTTTTTATCCCATCCCAAACAGAAGATGTAAAATCAGTAATGGATGTCCAGGCTTCACTTATAATATTGAACAAAATATCTTTATATTCAGTGAATGTAGAAGATATTGCATTCCAAGAATCAACAATAAAAGGCTTTATCCATTCCCAAAACTGATTTACAGGCTCTTTTATCAATTCCCATATTAAGATGAATGCGGTTAAAATTAATTGTAGAGGGAATGTTATGATTCCAAAAAGGATATCCCAAGCAGTTTGAGCGATTGTTTTCAAACCTTCCCAGAACATTGAGAAACCTTCCTTAACAGATTCCCAAGCATCAGAGCAGATTTGAATAAATGAATCCCAAGTTGTGGAGAACCAATCAATTATTCCTGTCCACAATTGATTCGCTATCTCACCAAATTGAGTCCAAAAATCAGACCATGAAGTTTTGAACTCTTCCCATTTCGTACTGAAGTATTCGACTACAGCATCCCAATTAGTCGATATCGTCTCCATCAAACTAGCCCAACCTTCAGACGCACCTTCAGAAATACTAGTCCATAATTCCGACATCCATGTTGTGAATTCACTCCATTTTTCTTTTAACCAATCGGTTATGCCACCCCAATTATTGAATATCGCAATTACAGCAACTACAATCGCGATTATCGCCACTATTGCGGCAACTACAGCCGCTACAGGAGCGCCGACGAATGCAGCTATCGTAGCTACAACTGTCCCTATCGCACTAGCGGCAGTCATTATCCAGCCGACAACGGTGGTTATCACACCGATTATTGTTCCCATGACGGATATTATTGGTCCTAATATTAAGAGCAGTGGACCGAGAGCACCTACAATAGCTATTATTACGCCAATAGTTTTTTGAGTTTCTGGTGATAAACTACCAAATGCATCAGCAAGTGATTTAAGAGCGTCCGCCACGACTGGTAATGTTGTTTCAGCTAATTCAAGGAACACTTTACCCATAGGTTCGAAAGCCTTTTGTAATTCTCGATAAAGCGATTGTGCTCTTTGACCGAATGTGTCTTCTTGAATTTTTTGTAACTTCTCCATCTTTCCAGCTGTGTTATCTAATTCATCATTCGCTTCTATCAACCCGTAAACACCTTGATTTCCGAGATCTTCAAATTTTGTGCCAAATAGACCTACGCCAATCTGCGTGGCTTTAACCTGATCGTCCATTCCTTTTAATTCAGTAATGACCGCTTTGAACACTTCAGCAGCGGGACGTTTACCAGCTTCGAATTCTTTCCACAATCCTTGCGTCCCTTGTGTCATTTCGCCCATCGCATCAGATACGCCTTTAGATCCATCTTGAACACGAATGCCGAATTCTTTAACTAAATCATTGACATAATCTAAATTGTAAGCACCTGCATCCAAACCATTTTTTAAAATCGATAGCATTTCGCCAGAAGTAAAACCAGCTTGTTTGAATAATGGAGTATATTCCGCTAAGTTATCGGTAAATTCGCCTGATTTATCAAGTCCAGCTTGCATACCAGCCGTAATAACATCTAAGGCTTCTTGTCCTGTCATTCCATATTGTGTCATTAATGAAGATGCACCACGAGTTGTTTCGTTCAAATCTACATCGAAAG